GAGTCATGACGATAACATACCAAATGATCTTGTGGCGCTTCCAACTATGCCCTACGATGAGCGTCCCGCAGAACTGCCACTCGACGTCGAAGAGTGTCGAACCGCTCTATGGATGGCGAACGGGAACATATCGGAAGCGGCAAAACTGCTCAAGACTACATCCATTCGGCTACGCACGTTTGTCAAGAAGTCGCCTTACCTATCCGCTGAACTGCAAGAGGCGGCGGATAGGCTAGTCGATATTGCGGAAAGTAATGTTCTGGACGCGCTGACGGATGACCTGGACCCTTCTCGAAGGGACACTATGTCCAGGTTCGTTTTGTCGAGCATCGGGAAGGCGAAAGGGTGGGGCAGCGGAAGTAATCAGCTCAACGTGAAGAATACGGCGGGTGGAACCATCGTAGTTCAATGGGCCGATGGCACCACATTCCAGGATAAACCAGTAGAGGGGGAGGTAATCGAAAATGATTCAGAATCGGACGCTGCATAAGGACGTATTCGCCTACCACAATCCGACTGACGAGCAGAAGGAAAAGATGCAGGCTGTAAGGTCGGCGGCTGCGGATTATGCGCGCATTTTGGGTGAGGAACTCCCGGAGGGACCGGACAAGACGTACTTGCTGCGGAAGCTGCGCGAAGTGGCGATGTGGGCGAACATAGTCATTACGCGGGAGGCGGATGGATCACCTAGAGAATGATGGATGCTGTTACACTTGCTACGCTTCAATTCATAATACTCCACACCCTCGATGGGCGGAGTGTATACGTAAATGTGGAGCAAGTGGTTAGTATGGTTGAACAGAAGGGGAAAGAGTCATTTATCGGAGGCGTTAATTGCGTGGTTAACTTGACGGACCAGAGATTTATAACTGTAATGGAAAACTGCGAGAGTGTGCGGCTGCGATTGGACAATTTGAAAAAATGAGCCAACCCGCGCTACAACCAGAAGAACCCCCGCGCATAACCATTCCTTATGTGCCGCGAGAGCACTTTAAGGCTCTGCACGCTTCCACGGCACGATGGACATTCGTCGTGGCGCACCGACGAGCGGGGAAAACAGTCGCGCTATGTAATCAGGTGATTCGAAAGGCGCTAGAGAATAACCGGGCATTTCCCCCGCCGCGTTACGCATATATTGGCCCCAGCTTCGCGCAGGCCAAGGACCTAGTTTGGGGATACTTTAAGCATTACACCGGGGTACTCCCGAGGATAAAAGTAGTGGAGGGTGACCTACAGATCGTACTTCCCAATGGGGCAATGATCAATCTATACGGAGGGAGTGCCGCTTATGAACGTATGCGAGGTCTCTACTTCGATGGAGTTGTTGCTGATGAGTATCCTCTACTTAACCCTAGCATGCTCGGTAGTGTCATTCGTCCTTGTTTGGCTGACTACCAGGGATGGGCTGTTATTTCGGGCACATCGAATGGCGACGACCACTTCCACGACCTTAAAAAGCGAGCCGAAAAAGAGCTAGATAGGTGGGCGGTTTATAGCATCCCGGTCAATGAAACTGACGCATTGGACGAGGATGAAGTCAAGGAGATGACTAAGGATATGACGAGCGATGAGTTCGCTCGTGAAATGATGTGCTCATTCGATGCGCCGATCGAAGGTAGCTATTACGGCGAGGTAATGAACGACATTCAGTTGGCGGGGCAGATTGTTGGGGTTAGTTACGACGCTAATGCGCTAGTATTCACCGCCTGGGATTTGGGTATCGACGATGAAACAGTGATATGGTTCTTGCAGCGCGTTGGGAGAGAAATTCATGTCATCGACTACTACGCAAACACCGGCAAAGACCTGTCTACTTACGTCGGAGTTATCAAAGGGAAACCATACAATTACGGGGTACATGTCCTCCCGCACGATATCAAACAGCGAGAATTGGGGACCGGAGTTGCGCGAAAAGATGTCCTCGATGCTATTCTCCCCAATGTGTTCGTGTGCCCGATGCACACGGTTGAAGACGGAATCAGCGCGACTCGCGCCGCCCTCCGTTCGATGTGGTTCGACAAAACGCGCTGCGAACCTGGAATAATGGCTCTGCGCAATTACCACAAAAAACTAAGCACCGGGAAACCTAATCACAATTGGGCCTCGCACGCTTGTGACGCGCTTAGAGTGGGTTGCGTGGCAATGAACATGATCCACCCAATGATCGGCGGGTCCAATGTAATCGGAATTGGGTCCGGAGCGCTTAGAAGGAATTTGAAGCGGATGAACAATGGGCCGTCTAGGAGGTTGAGATGAACGTCGTTACACCTAGGTCGAGCGATTCCGCCCCAGCTGAAATGCTCGAGAGGCTGTTTGACCAGGGCGATGTGGGTTCGTTGTCCTCCATGGACATTGAGGGCACCGATGACGATGATGTTTATAGTTCCACGGTCCGAGTGCTGATCGAAGATGCATTCGCCTTCGAAGAAAGCGTGCTCGCGCCTGATCGGCAGGATAATCTGGAGTATTTCTACGGCGAGACACCATCCCCGGAGGGCGAAGGAAAATCCACGGCGGTATCGACGGACTTCCGAGATACTGTCATGTCCATTCTACCATCCCTCATTCGCATCTTTACGTCGTCCGAGCGCGTTGCGAACTGCATCCCGAATAGTCAAGACCAAGACGAGATGGCTAAGCAATGCACGGACTACCTCAACTATATCATTTGGGAGGATAATCCGGGCTTCTTAATACTCCACGATATTATCAAGGATGCTCTGCGCTGCAAGATTGGCGTCACGCGATGGTGGACGGATAATTCCGAAGAGGTCACGGAGCAAGATTTCACCAACGTAACTCTTGAGCAAATTCAGTCGCTGGTTGCTGAGAGTCCAGAACTGGAAGTGCTGGACGCGCAACCCCACCCGACTATTCCGCAGGTGCTCGCGTCACTTCGAGTGCGCTATACGAAGTCCAAGCCGCTCATCAAGATTATGTCGGTACCTCTCGATGAGTTCCGGATATCCCGGAAAGCCCGAGACGTCGAGTCGGCCCCGCTGATTGGCCACGATCAGGTCGTTCCGCTATCCTCGCTGATCGAGCAGGGGTATGATCCGGTAGAATTGCTTGAGCACGCAAGCACCGCGCCGGATACAACTGCCACGGATCGCGTCTTCCGAAATCGCGGGCTGGACGAGGGCGATCCCTCTGACGCCTGGGATATTCGGTATGGCTGCTACTTTATTCGGATCGACAAGGATGGGGATGGAATCAACGAACTAAGGGAAATCCACACAGTCGGGGACAACCACCATGTCATTTATGACGAAGTGGTCGAGTACGCGAATTTTGCTGTTTGGTGCCCAGACCCTGAACCTCATACTCTTGTGGGTGACACTCCTGCTGATCTGGTAAAGGATATCCAGACCATCAAGACGAATATGCTCCGAGGCTCTCTGGACTCTCTTGCACAGTCCATTTGGCCTCGGACGGTGTTCAACCAGACCATCACCAACACCGACGACGTTCTGAACGACGAAATCGGCGCTCCGATCCGCACAACGGGTGACCCGAATAACGCAGTAATGTCGATAGGCCATCAGTTCGTCGGCCAGCCTGTTTTCGGTATGTTTGAGGTCATGGAGAAGCTCCGACAGTCCCGAACGGGCATCGGCGATGCTTCCAAGGGCCTCGATCCCCGCGCCTTGCAGTCCACGAATGTCACCGGAATTGATGCGATCGTTCAGGGGGCGCAAGAGCGCATCGAACTGTGCGCTCGGATACTCGCTGAAACTGGGATGAAGCAGCTCTTCAAGGGGTTGCTGCGGGAAGTAGTTGCTCACCCTAATCAGGAGCGCACGATCCAGCTCCGGGGCAAGTGGGAGACTGTCAACCCGTCTACTTTCGATCCCACTATGCGCATTTCGATTAATCCGACCCTCGGGAAGGGTTCGGACATGACCCGACTGATGGTATTGCAGGAAGTGAAGCAAACTCAGACCGCCATCATGACCCAATTCGGTGTCGAGAATCCGCTCTGCGGCGTTCAGGAGTTCCGAAACACCCTCACTGATATTCTGGCTATCGCGAACGTCAAGAACGTTGGTCGGTACTACAAGGAGATTACTCCGGAGATTATCAAGGCCATCGCAGAGACACCGAAGGAGCCGGATGCGGCCACTCTGCTCGCTCAGAGCGAAATGGAGAAGAACCGCGTCAAGATGGCGACAGAGATATCCAAGTCGAACTTCTCCGATCGCAAGCTGCGAGTTGATGATGATTTCCGCCGCGACGAAATGATGGTTCGGGGTATCCTCGACGCAGCGAAGATCGAAGCGGACGCAATGGCGGACGTGATTGATGAGGAGGAAGTAGCGGCGCAGAATACACCCGTATCGGGTAGCGAACCGTCACCACTTCCAGTACCAGAATTTGCGCAGCAACTTATGGGGTTAGCAAATGCCAACCGAGAGCCAGGATCAGAAGCCGCCGCCCCAAGCCAGGTCCTCCCCCCGCCTCAGTGACTTAGAAGTAGACAATAGGGCGACGGAAGCCCAGGAGTTACTGAACAACAAGGTATTTAACAACGCTTTAGACGACGTATATTCTAGGGCGCTGGGAACACTACTAAGTGCGGATATAGGTAGCTTGACAGCCAGCACGGCCCATGCTACTATGAAGTCAGTTGTAGAGGTGCGGAAGCAGCTGGAAGACTATATCAACGACAAAAAGATGCGCCAGCGCTTTAACAAATAGAGGGGTTTATGGCTGACGGATTGGAAAAGGCGGCTGAGGCATTCGCTGCTACGATAGCTGCTGAACCAGGCAAATCAGTTGGCAAGTCTCCTGTGAGCGGCGAAGGCCCTCCCGAGGCTCTCTTTAGAAATGTGGGCGAACTGGACCCCGACACCGAGCAAAAAGGTGGCGGCGACGATGTTGTTGACCCGGAGGAGGCTATCTATGGCGACGATAAAGCTAAAGCCGCCGAAAAAGGTCCAAGGACTCCTCGCAAAGGAGACGATGAAAATAGGGAAGGCGACGATCCCGACGACGCCGACGATGCCGATAAGCCCGATGATGCAGACGCCGACGACGTTGACGATGACGCCGACGATGATTCCGAAGAAAAAGAAGAAGAATCTGCCGTTCTAGCGCAGGAAGTAGAGGTCACCGTTGACGGTGAGCCGGTAAAGGTCACTGTCAAGGAGGCCCTCGAAGGTTACGTCCGCACTCAGACATTCCACCAGCGGATGAACCAGCTAGACGAGGCTAAGAAAATTGTTCGCCGCGCTGCTGCCGACGCCGTATCGAATTACGAGTATTCGATGACCGTGGCGAAGCAGATGGAAGCGCATATGGCGCAAATGATCCCCGCCGAGCCGGATTGGGACAAAGAATTTGCCGCTGATCCTGTGAAGGCAAGACAGCTGCAGCAATACTATGAGAAAGCCAACGGGTTTAGAAATGCTCTTAGTGCTCAGATGCAGGAGGCCGCTAAGAAAGCTCAAGAATCGAGTTCGATCCAGCTTCAAGCATTTGCAGAAGAAGAGTCCCAAAAATTCGAGGCGATGAATCGCAAACATTGGACTGACCCTAAACGGAAAGCCAAAGACTTGCAGTCGATGCGCAAGACCGGCCTATCCGCTGGGTTCAACGAGGAGGAATTGTCGCAGGTGTACGACAGCAGGATGCTTCAGGTGCTTCTGAAAGCGTCCAAATACGATCGAATGATGGCTGCCAAGCCTAAGCCAGTCGTTCGGGCGCAAGCCAAGCCGATACCTCCGGGGGCGGGAAGCGCTAAGACGCGCACGGCCCAAAAGGGAGTCTCTTCGGCGATGAAAAGGCTCAACCGCACAGGCAGCCTCGAAGATGCTGCTGTTGTGTTTGATCAGTTAATCGCAAAAGGATGACCCTACATGGCCCAAATAGCAGGTGCTTACAGCACCTATCAGGCGAAGGGTAACCGAGAGGACCTTTCGAACTCCATCTACAATATCGATCCATTCGACACACCGATTATGTCGATGGCTCGTCGGCGCAACGCAAAGCAACGGACCTTTGATTGGCAGACTGAGAATCTGCCGGTAGTCGATCCGAACAACGCCCAGATCGAAGGCTTCGAGCTTATTCGTTCTGTTGCTACCCCGACTGCTCGCTTGACGAACGTCGCGCAGATTTCGAAGCGCGATGCGACCGTTACCGGTTCGCAGGAAGCTGCGGATGCGGCTGGCAAAGGCTCCGAAATGGGCCACCAGATGGCAATGGCGTCCAAGGTCCTCAAGTCGGACATGGAATCCATCATGTCGTCCCGGCAGGCTCGGGTCGATGGTGCCGATCCGAACACCGCCCGCAAGACCGAGGCCATCGGACATTGGCTTGGTCGCGCATTGGATAAGCTCGGAGCGGCTGCTGGTGCCGTTGTTGGCGTTACCACCGGTCTTCCGGTTCTCGCCACCGACGCATTTCCTGCTGTTGCGGGTGCCTCTCAGGTCGCGTTGACCGAGCAGATGATTGGCGATGCGCTGCAGAAGGCGTACACCAACGGTGCAAGCCCGGATATGTTGGTTGTTCCTCCGGGTATCAAGCGAACTGTCAGCACCTTCGAAGGTCGTGGCATTTCGCAGGTCCTCGTCGGCAAGACCGAAGTGGTCGCAACGGTGGATATCATTGCCACCGATTTCGGGCGCGTCAAGGCCATGCCTTCTCGGTGGATGCCTCTCGACGTCGGCTATATTCTCGACGCCGATTTCCTCGCGGTTGCGTTCTTCCGGAATTTCCGCTCGTACCAGATCGCAAAGATCGGCGATGCGGAGACTCGGATGATTCTCTGCGAGTGGGGCGTCGAAATGCGCAACCCGCTCGGCCACGTTATGCTCAACGGTATCAAGCAGGGTGCCGTGATTACGACGCTGGTCAACCCGGCTGCTCTCGAGGCTTC